CCCAATGTCTGAATGCTTTTTGTATGGTCATGCGTCCACCATGTGCCGCCCATGGGTTCTTTCGTGCATAAAATTTGCGGTGCATCATGTCATTCCTTTAGTTAGTAGCGTTCAAATGTGTAGTGTTGCTTGCGGGGGTGCGCTCTGAACCATTCTGGGGGTAAGTCAAAACTTACCAAGAGTCTTCTCAAGTCATCGTTGGATACATGCCAACTGTCGTGCATGGTTTTCGCCTGAGCCTCGTTAATTTCCTTTTTCATCTGCAACATCTCTGCATTAAGTTCCACAAACCTAGCTTCATGCTTGTGAACCACCTTGGCTAAGGCGTCCATGTTCTCAACCAAGGAACGAAAACGATTTGCTTGGCATTCTTCCTCCTCTTTCTTTATGCGTTCCTTCTCAGCAAACACATTCATAGCGTGTTGCCCCTCATCAGTAACGAACCAACCCTCACGCAATACACCGCTGTCATCGGTATAGTCTTTCTGCTTTATCCACATACTGCGTATCAAAGCACCAAGGGTCTTGCTTGATCTGCCCTGTTGGACAATCTTTATGATTGAGTTCGTCTCCTTAATCTCCTTGAGCGCCTCATACTGTGTTGCGCTTGTGTATCTATTGAGCGCGGGTAGGTTCTCATGTGTGTTCATACATCCACCTTGTAGCTTCGGTTCATCCAGACTTCCATAGGAATCTTGCCTAGCCAATCCACGATGGTTGGTATACGCCCACCGCAGTCCTCTTTGACATGCTGCTCGCCGATGTAACGTACAGGCACAAGCTTGCCGTCACTGTTTGTTATGGCATGCCCAAACACACGCTCAGCCTCAAATATTCCTTGGCTATGGTGTCTCAAGGCACGATGTCTGGCATCTGCCCACAGTTCCTTGGTTGCGTCAAACCAGTCGTGTATGGCTTGGTAATCTTCTAACTTACCTCCCCACACCTTCACGCTGGTCATACTATGGTGACATGGGTGCATCTTCGTCCTCCTCGTTTAAGTCAATCGTATGGTCTTCGGTAGCTATGTAGTTGATGCCTACATTTAGTCTGATTTCAGGGGGCGACTTGTTGAAGTCGATGAGCAAGCTACCTTGACCGCCATCGTTGTTGTACCAGTCAAGCCCTGATTTAGCCAACGCATCGTTGGTTACACGTTTAAGTACTTCGTCCAAGGGTATGGTTACTACCTTGACCTCGGTTATCCATGTGTTGGTGTTGGTGTTGGGGTCATGTATAGAACTTTCCTCAGGCCAATCAAGATGGTGTGCCGTCAGGTTGACGTCAGCATTGTCGTTATCGTAGGCGTTAACGTCGTCGATACTGCCCGAATCGCCCCCACCAGAGAAGGTGACCTCGACCGTCTTGACCCCAAGGGTTCTCAGTTGGGTCAGCAGAATGATTTTGTGTTCTGGGCTTGGAAACGCACTCATATAACTCTCCCTAGTTTGTCCAGCATGTACTTATGTAAGATGTCGTACGCCTCTTGGGTGCGCCCCTCTCGGTCGTGTTGCCACGCTCTGGTCAGCGTCTCAGTGTCGTCAAAGCTCATGCCATGTGAGCCACGCTCGTTCAGTTCCTCAATCAAGTCAGCGGTGTCGAAGTCGCTCAAGTCCACGTCTACCTCGACTTCTGTGTATATCGTTTTGATTGTCATAGCGTTCCTCCTTTGTGTGATGAGTTGAGTCCGAGCAGTAATGATTTGTCAGTTACTACTATGTAATTACTTTTGGGCATGGGTACGATAGTGTGCTTGCGTTGTTTGGCTAGGATTTCTCCACAATCCATGCATGTAGGGCGCAGAGTCTTTGCCCGTTGTGGTTCTACACGGACTGCGTAACAGTGTGTGCATATGGGCAAGTGATAGTCTTCCATGATAGGTGTGTGCGTTTACGAGGTTTCCCAGTCAGCATATATAAACATGCCTACGATCGTGGCTGTGCACCCAGAGTAGAAGAAACAGATATCTCTAAGATATCCATCGAAGTGGAGTCCAAAAGCGAATGACGCGCATGATATGGCTGTGGTTAGCACAAGGTGTATAGATTTCATGACCAGATTTCCTTATAGGTTGCGTTGATGGCATCGTCCAATGATTCAGTAGTCTCATCGGTGTTTGGTGTGTATTCGCATACGAATTCCTCATCGTCCATGAAGTCCAATGGGTTATCGGTTGTGCGTGGAATGACTAGATACATTAAAGACATAAGGGTTCCTTTGGTTGGTGTGGCAGATGTATGTATGTAAATACATACGGGGTTAGGCTGCTCCCACTTTTGGGTTGGCATTTAACTTAGCCTGTCTTTCTGCATTTATATGCTAGGCACCTAATTGGTGTGGCAGATGTATGTATACATACATCAAACCTTGTGTTACACTTCAGCCATAGGCTGAAGTAGGTGTGGCGATTGTGTGTATATCGATACTGTATTTGCATACAGTTTTTGCTGAGTTGAAAATTGACCAACAAATTCAAACCCAATAGGCATGCGGGTTGCGAGAGAATTTGTGAATTTGCGGTGTTTTCCAGAGGGTCAGACGGGTTACGCGATATTGTGAATGTGTGTATGACATACACACCTCTGCGCATGTATCCAATACACACACTCTCTATATCTTTCTGACCCTTAATATATATAACAAATTCACAAATTCACAAATTACCCCTTGGCAACCCGCATGAAATCGACATTCTTGAATTTGCTGGTGAATTTGCTGCTTTTGGACACAACAAATTCAAAGGTGTGGCAGATGTATGTATACACACGCACTAGGTTTATGCGTGTCACGGCGATCTTGGGTGATGCGTTTGTTGCGTTTGGACGCGGTTGCCCAACGCTTGTATGGTGTTCGGTTCGGCTCAGGGGGCAAGCCCCCTTGAACCTTCCGATTGTTTTCGCCGTCACGAAGTGGTGGCATTGGGGCGATTGATACGCCCCGTGGCAAGGTGTGAACCTTAGGCATCAACTGTGTCAGACTTAGCAGACTCAGCGATACGCTCGACCAAGCCATACAAGAATGCATTCTGACCTTTGAGGACAAAAGACTTACCTGCTTGCTCTGCTTTCATGCGCTTAACTTGCACAGACTTTTCGACATACTCACACAGTTGCATGAGATTAGCCTTAGGCACTGGACCAGTTGGCGGAATGAACGCTTGAGCGACTTCACCCACGGCTTTCGGTAACAAAGACGATGACAAGATGTCATTGACGATAGGGCGGTATGTGCCATTTGACAACTGGTTTACATAGATCATGCTTGAGAGATTCAAGCGTGACTGACGATCTGCAAAAGCGATAGCCTTAGCAAAAGAACCAGTTTTGCCAGTCTTGGTAGACATGACGACAGACTGCTCACCGTTAAACAATGCGATAGCATTAGACATAAAAATCCCCTTGAGTTAGGTTTCAAAGTAAATACTGCACCATGCAATACCTACTTAAAAACCCACCGCCACACTTTGCCGAGCGTGTTTAGGCCATGTCATAGTTAAATGAGTTAGGCCATGCGGTAGGGTTTACCGCTCGCTTGCTTCACCCAAAGCGAGAAAAAGTTAGGCCCATAGTATTACAAAGTAATACCGACACCCGAAAATAAATTGTTAAAAATCGATACGATCACGAAAAGAACACCATGCGACCCATACATGACTGCGATAGAGTTACCCATGCAATGCGATATACAGACACAATGAACAATCGTTGCCATAAGGCGTGACGCTGAGAATGCGATGATTCTCACTATGAGGTGGGCAAGTAGGTTTTAACTAATCGACCAGTCTCACTATTAGGTGGCAGGGTAGGTTCGGGAGGTGGCGGGGAGGGGGGAGGGACACGGCCAAGCGGGGGGGCGCCCCTGTTTACCTATTGCGCACATAACAAGGTCAATTTTTTAGGAACATACATACATTCGCCACACGTGTTGTTACATACAGCTCTACGGTTGCGTCATCAAATGTAAATATATACAGACATAATGGGAACATGTCATATAAAATCCAGCGAGCAAATTTAGGTTGCCTAGACGCGCAGCTGGCAATAACTCGACTACAAAAACAGTGTTTACCCTATGACAAGCCTTTTTCAACGATGGTGGGTTACTGGTGGGTTGCCTACTCTGAAAGTGGTGTACCAGTTGGTTTCGCTGGTGTTGTTCCTTCTCAGCGCTGGGGTGATTGCATGTATCTGTGCCGTGCAGGTGTGTTGCCTGCTCATCGTGGACAAGGATTGCAGAAACGATTTATTAGGGCCCGTATTAAATTGGCTAAAGAAAAAAATATGAATTGGCTTGTGACGGACACCAACGACAACCCAGCGTCAGCCAACTCTCTAATATCTTGCGGATTTAAAATGTTTGACCCTTCTGTACCGTGGGCTGCCAAAGGTGCAGCCTACTGGCGATTAAAACTATAACCTCTAGGTTATATACGCAAATTATTGCTTTTAACTAATACCAGATAATTTTGGATAATTCTGATAATGGCTCATATATGAACCATTAAGCCCCTTAATGCCACATTAATAGATCACATATGCCCTACAAAGACCCCGAACTAAAAAAAGCAAAACAAAAACTGTATGCGGCTAAGCACTACGAAGCAAACTCTAAAGCTGTGAAAGCTAGTACTAAAGTACGAAACAAAACACTCAAAGGGCAGTGGCTGGCGTTTAAGGCTTCGTTGGCTTGCATGGAGTGTGGGATGGATCACCCGGGGGTATTGGATTTCCACCACATAGACCCAGAGATGAAAACAGGCAGTGTGCACAAGTTTGTGCAGGCAAGGCGCTGGAAGAGAGCTTTTGAAGAAGTGGAACAGTGTCTTGTATTATGTGCAAATTGCCACAGAATTGTTCATTATGCTGAACATCAAGAAAGAAAAGCGGCTAGAAAAGCCATGAAAAACGGGGCCGAAGCCCCGTGAAATTAACAAGCTAGGCCTGATTATTTTGTATCGTCAGAGGTTGTGATGTTGATGATGTAAGTGTCGCCAGTGGCTTCCACTTCTTCGTCCTCGTCGGACTCATTTTCTACTTCGTTCCACTCGTCGTTTTCTTCGTCGTATTGAAACCATGTCTCGCTCTCTTCATCATAGAACTGATCGCCGTCTTCATCTTCAAAGTCTTCTTCGTCGTCTTCTGTAACAACGTCATAGTCCACAGCCCAGCCGTGATCTTTTTGGAACTCGATGAATTCTTTGATGATTTCAATTTTGTCAAAATCAAAGGTCTCGATAGTCATTACTTCGTCTTCGGTACCCCAAGCGCTGAGGTCAATAGTGATCTTATACATAGGTTCTCCAAGGTTAAAAAAGGTACAGCTCAGGGGCTGTAACCACATGCTAGAACACCTTTATTACTTCTGCAAGACACCACTTTAGTTTTACATTTTGGGTTGATATACTAGGTTTGTGCAGTTGTCAAACCGGCGCAATGGGGACGAAGAACTTGGTTATTTTCCGGTTTTCTTACCAAGGTTCAACGAATTGGCAGGCGAGCTTCTTACCCGTTACTGCACTTGACACACTATTTTTTGGCGTTAACATACACACGTCATTAACCAACAGGAGTTTTCTATGGCTAGCAAAATGCCCCCAGCCCTTATGGCAAAGTTCAAAGGTAAAGAGACTAAAAAAGAAGAAAAAGGCGAGAAAAAAATGCCCCCAGCTCTGTACAAAAAGGGCGAGAAAATGGAAGAAGCCAAAATGAAAAAATCTGGCAAGCCCGTCATGAAGGGTAAGTACTGATGGCCGCCAAGCCAGGACTTTACGCAAATATCAACGCCAAGCAAAAGCGTATAGCTGAAGGCTCGGGCGAGAAGATGCGTAAGGTTGGCGCTAAAGGCGCCCCTACCAAAGCAGACTTTGTTAAGTCTGCAAAGACGGCTAAGAAGAAATGATAAATTTCATCCAAAAACAAATTGACGCTAGCGAAAAGCTGTTTGAGATGATGCGGACTGATCACAAAGAACGCATGACTCAAGTGTTGATTTGGGCCGACATGAACGAAAGTTTGATGCGCAAACTGGAAGAACGTGACCGTGAGATTGAGCGTTTGCAAAGTCTTTTAAAAGCGCACGACACTGCGGAGAAGCTGTGATGAAACGGTACAACTTTTTCTTACCCGACGCCGTTATAGAAGCTTTGCGCCAAGAGGCGCATCGCTCTGGCTTGACCATCTCGGAAATTATCCGCAAAGTCTTGACGGTCTATACCAACAAGTTGGTCGAGAAGAAATGACCGATGACATCAGTCATTACGCAGAACATTCTGAGTTTGCGCTATCGCCAAGCGCACCGGAAGCCCACGTCACGTTAGATGTGCCACCCCAGCTAGTCTGGGAGTGTGCAGCAGGGTTGGAAGACCCCGACCATATAGCGGCAAGATTTGGGTTTACGGATCAGAAGTGGGAGCGGCTCAAGCAGTGGCCGCCTTTCATACATGCAGTTCAGAACCAGAAGGCTGAGTTTGACCGTAACGGGATGACTTTCCGTCTCAAGGCTGGACTCATGGCGGAAGAGATGATGACCCAGATGTTCAAGCAGTCCATAAGTCACGACAGCTCGATACTACAAAAGCTCAGTGTATTTAACTCGCTGGTTGATATTGCGGGCTTGAAACCTGACAAAAAGGCTGTGGATACAAACATACAGACAGCTCCGAAATTTAGTATCACGATCAACATACCACAAGCGACGGCCCCAACGCCGATCACCATAGATGGCTAACCTAGTCTATACACCACCCGTCTCGGTGGTACCGTTTCTTACAGCGACTAAATTTGCCAACTTCATTGTGGGCCCCGTGGGTTCGACAAAAACAACGGCGTCGCTCATTAAGATCGGCTACGAGGCGGCAAAAGTAAAAGCCAGTCCGGACGGCATACGGCGTAGTCGCTGTGCTGTAATTCGTAACACGCGTCAGATGCTGTGGGATACGACCATACCTGACTTTTTAAAATGGTTCCCAGATCAAGAGGCAGGTATCCTTGAAAAAACTAACTCAAAATTTATTCTTAAGTTTGATGACGTTGAATGCGAAATACTTTTTCGTGGTCTTGATGACGCTAATGACGTTCGTCGCTTGCTTTCTTTGCAGCTTACTTTTGGTGTTATGGATGAGTTTAGAGAGATTAACCCAGATATTTACAACGCGCTTACGGGCCGTTTGGGACGCTATCCAGACAAAACGATGAATGGTGTCGGTGCCTGCGACGATGAAGGCAACCAAGTACACAAGGTGTGGGGGGCAACTAACCCGCCCGATGCTGATACGTTTTGGGAGAAGATGCTTGTAGACCCGACAGACAATATGCATGTAACGATCCAGCCTTCGGGTTTATCCCAAGAGGCGGACTGGGTGCAATACCTGCCAGACGGGTACTATGAGAACCTGTGTGAAGGTAAATCGGAGGATTGGATTGATGTCTACGTCCACGGAAAATTTGGTAAATCGTTATCAGGGCAGCCTGTATTCCGAGCTTTTGATCGAGATACACACGTCTCCAAACAAACCCTTAACCACATCAAGCTCCAGACACACCCACTCATCGTCGGCATGGACTTTGGACTCACGCCTGCATGTTCAATCAATCAAATTGATGCCCAAGGAAGATTTCTTACCTTCGCTGACTTGGTATCAGAAGGCATGGGTACATTACGTTTCTGTCGTGAGAAACTTAAACCTCTATTGGCTAACCGTTTTCCGGGGATGAATGTCCTTATCGTGGGCGACCCGGCCGGTCAGCAGAGAGCTCAGACTGACGAGCGAAGCGTGTTTGATATCCTCAGAGCCGAGGGGTTTCGAGTTATTTCCGCTAAGTCCAACAGTGTTGTAGCACGTGTTAATGCAGTCGACAAGCTGTTAACACGTACGGTAGATGGCAAACCCGGTCATTTGATTGATCCGTGCTGTACTCATTTAATTGCTGCACTGCGTGGTGGATATAGGTATAAAATACGGCAAAATGGGGAAGCGGACGATAAGCCCGAAAAGAATTCCCATTCACACGTTGCAGATGCCCATCAATACGCGTGTCTGCACGCTGATGGAAACGTTACAGGTGACGCGTGGACACGTAAGGCCGTCGAAGTGAAACGAGTTGACTACGTGTGGACTTAAAAGTAGACTCGGCCCCCATATACTCCCAATGTACAAAGTGACGCACATATGCAATTAGGTTTGAACATTACGAATTCGAACGCCCCGGGTACGATTACCACGGGTGGTATGGTCACTATTAAATCATTGAAAGCGTTGCAGGATGAGCAGCGCACAGCAGCGCAAACGCAGAATTCACAGCCTGTTGTTCAAGCACTAGCTGGATATATTCGTAAAACTTGGATGTCATCAATGATGGCAAAACAGCAGACATCCGAAATCAAAATGTTGAAGTCTGTTCGCGCGCGTCGCGGAGAGTACGATCCTGATAAGCTTGCTCAGCTTCGGGAGCAGGGCAGTTCCACCATCTACATGATGTTGACATCGAACAAATGCCGTGCAGCATCGAGCTGGTTGCGCGATACGCTAGTAACTTCTTCTGATGAGAAGCCTTGGACAATCAAGCCCGGTGCGATTCCTGACATTCCACCGAATCAGATCGAGAGCATCATGCAGCAGGCTCAGCAAGAAGTTGAGCAACTCTACGCAGCAGGACAACCACCTACAGATCAGCAAGTGCGTGAGCGTTTGCTAGAGATGAAAGATATGGCGATGTCTCACCTAAAAGACATGGCTACTCGCACTGCAGAACGCATGGAAGTCAAGATGACTGACCAGTTGCAAGAAGGCGGTTGGAGTAAAGCGTTTAGCGATTTTCTCGACGACATCACGACATTCCCATCGGCGTTTATCAAAGGGCCAGTTGTTCGCAAACGCCCTAAGATGAAATGGATACCGACACAAGATGGTCAGTATCAGATTGATATACAAGATCAACTTTGTCTTGAGTGGGAACGCGTTGATCCGTTTAATATTTACCCCGCAGCAGATGCAAATGATGTTAACGACGGCTCATTGATTGAGAGGCATAAACTACAACGTAGTGACTTACAAGCCCTGATGGGCGTTGAAGGTTACAGCGATGGCGCGATACGCATGGTGCTCGAAGAGTACGGCAAAGGCGGTCTGCGTGATTGGATTTACGTTGATATGAACAAGGCCGCTGCTGAAGGCAAATCGACAATGGGTGTGCAACAAAACCCATCAGCGTTGATTGATGCGTTGCAGTATTGGGGTAACGTTCAAGGCCAGTTGCTACGCGACTGGGGTATGACTGAAGAAGAAATTCCTGATCCGTTGACAGACTATGCGATTGAAGCGTGGGTTGTCGGTCACTGGGTTATCAAGGCTGTTTTGAATCCTGACCCACTGGGTCGTAAACCATACTACAAGGCGTCGTATGAAGAAGTTCCAGGAGCGTATTGGGGTAACTCTGTTGCTGATCTCGCTAGGGATGCCCAAGATATTTGTAATGCGGCTGCGCGTTCGTTAGTAAACAACATGTCGCTTGCCTCGGGTCCGCAAGTGGTCTACAACATTGATCGCTTGCCACAAGGCGAGAACATCACACAGATGTACCCTTGGAAGGTCTGGCAGGTCACTAGTGACCCAATGG